GTGTTAAAGGACTTGGATTTTCTACACTATAATCATCTCTGTAAATTTCATATCTACTTCCAGACACCCAATCAACTCTTCTTATAATTCTTCTAATATTAGCAGATGATATTTTTTTACCAAACATCATCGTATCACCTGTATGTGAACGATAAGAAAAACTATCTGTAGGAGCAGGTGTTGAAGTATTCC